CGCATTGTCCAACCCAAACATATCAGTAAGAAAGATTCCAAACGGATACAATAATAAACCGATCAACGAGAACCATGCCATCTTACGAATAGCATCACGTTGTGCATCGGCATCTTCCAGTTCTTTGCGCTTGAACTCTAGATTCATGTGCGCTTCTAACTCTTCCATAGAGATGTGCCCATCTCCATTGGTGTCTGCCGCTTCTAGTGCTTTATCTACTGTCTTCTTCGTTGCCACTGCTTGATTCTCCTAGTTTATGTGCAACACTGAAGCGGATCTTGCCTTGTCTTTCATGGACTAAACACCGATGTTCAATGTGTGCAGGAAACATAACCAAACAATTATCTTTGTACGGAATTACTCCGTAATCTTTAATCTCTAATCCACCTTCACGACCATAATTTGCAGGTGGCCAAAGAGAGCCCATCTTAGGATAATAAAGAGCCGTCATCATTGGCTCTCTGTCATCTCTATGCCAACTACCAGGTAGTCCAGCAGGATGAGCATTTATATAAGTCTTCTTAGGTTGTGCACCATTACAATATGGCTTCACATAGTTCCAAAGAAGATCAGCGACATCGGGTCTGTGTTTAAACGTTCCTACGAATATCGCTGTGTCCCATTTCTTACTATCAGATGTACCTATTTGATAGTCTCTACAGTTCCAAATAGCCTTTGCTATTTGCTCAACATGTTCATTATTTGTCACTACATCATCATATATGGTAATCATTACCTTTCTTCGTCATTGCCTCCGAAAGAGTCATCATAATGATGTTCTACTTCAGATTCAAACAAAGGTCGTTCTTCATGCGCTGATGGTGCTTCATGTAGTGTTTGTACTACGGGCGCTACCACAACTTCAGGTACAGGTGCAGGTGCAGACGCACCATGCCATTCGGCAATCTCTTCAGCATTAAACTTTGCCGCTTTGATTACTTCAGTCTTACCTTTACCACGATTTACAGTCCATCCTTTTGCTGTAGGATATGCTCCTGCTCGGGCTGCCCACTTAGGTGATTTAATGGCCATTATTTGCCTCCTTTAATAATAGATTTGTCGCCTGTCTTTTGATCGCCAGTACGATGTGCCGCAGGCTTTGTTGCTCTACCTGCTTTTGATGCGTCATCATGACCTACTTCATCATCGCCACCTTTAGGCACTTTAGTTGTGTCTGAACCTGTAGCATCAAGATCTTTTGCCATATCTACAGCGCCTTTACCTTTCAGATTGGTGTCTTGATCGTCAGCAGGTTGACCTTTAGAATCAGGCTTTGCTTTCTTATCAGCGACAGCACCAGCACCTTCCCACATTGAACGCATGGCAGTAATTGTCTGTTGTTGAATAGAAGAGTAAGTCTCATGAACGTCCAGTTCCATTTCTGCAACGGTACCTTCGGTTACTGACTCATTCTTGGGCACACAATCGTTGACACGCTTACCGCCTTTCATCTTTGTGCCTACTTTCTTGTGAGTGTCCCAGCAAGGATCGTCATCTCCGCCATTTCGCGCTTCTTCAACTTCGTCTTCTTCGTTTGCTTTCTGAAGGGCTTTGCGTACACGAGGATTGTCTGAAACACCTTTCTTAATCTTGTCCATCTTTTTAACAGCGGGAGTCATAGCACCGCCAGATTTCTTAGCGATGTCCATTGCTCGGCGTATACTTTCGCACTGTTCGGCAGGAACATCGAATTCAACACCATGGGCAAACAAAATATCATATCCGTTATCAGTTTCAGTGATGATCTCACCGTAACCGTGAACTTCATGACGTACTGCTTCTTGCGTTGCAGATGCTTTAGACTTTTCTGAAGATGTGTACTTAGAACATTCTTCGTCATGATTCTCAGTAGAACCACCACACTCGGCGCACTTCTTCATGCCGTCTTTAGCCATAGGCTCATCGTTGTCCATTTCGTTATCGTCTTCTCTCATCTTTTTCTTAGACGCATTGACCGAACCACAAGAAGACTCATCGACTTCTTCATTTTTGGCAGGTTTTTTACCGCCATCAATGGCATCGTCAGTTGCCTTCCTACGCTTATGTAGATATTCGTCCGAAGAATCAACATCGCCATCGTTATCGATGTCTTTGTCGGTGCGATTCTTGAACTTCTTATCGTTTTCTTTATCGTTGACAGGATCCAATGTTTTCTTCTCATAGACTTCCTGCCAAGCCTTTGAGATACTGTCCACTACGTTCTTATCCATTGTCCCTGTCCTTCCTTATAACATGTCTTGAAGGTGGGAAACCAGCGCAGTAATAACACCAGCACCAACTACCCACATTACTTTTGATATAACATTCATGCGTTCTCGCATGGATATCACATGTGCATCAACATCGTCTAGTTTCTTAGACATTCTGTTGAGTCGTTCGTGACCTTCAGCACGTCTTGTCTCAAGGTCAGCAATCTTTTCTTCTACTCTAGCCATACCGACTATGACATCTGCAAGTTTGTCAACTTTTTCCTCAATACGTTGCAATCGGTCTTCGTTCATCTTTCCCATCCTACCACTACAAATTAAATTAAAACTACCAGGCTTTACAAGACCAGTAACGAGGTGTACTTTTATCTTTTGCTGAGTCGCAATTATGTCGCGCTCTAAAAGACTTCCGACGAGCAGGAATGTTCTTCTTGATCGTCATGTTCTTATCACCAAAATTTACCTTTTGTGCCTTGCCATCACCATCTGGATCAACATAGACCTTTGATTTTTTAACATCACCTGTCATAGGTTTATTAAGTGGCACTTTCTTACCTTGATAAGTAGCCTCATCAAAATTCTTAAAACTAATCATGATTTGTCCATCATCTTAGAGGCGTGTTTCTTTCTATAATCATGAACACGATTCATAGCCGCCTTGTCGTTGTTAGGCTTGCTGGGAGTGTTGAAGTAACCATCATGATACGCATCGGCTTCGCCTTTTGCGGCTGCCGCAGTCTTATATGAGGCGCTTCCTACATATGTAACACCCTTAGGTCCTACTAATTTACTACGATGACCGCCGCGCATACCTTTCTCGGAAGTAGAATAATACTGATGTGCTTTCTTTGCCGCTTCTTCTTTAACACGACCCATCGCATTGCCGTACATCTTCTTCTTCATGTTACTGTATCGGTCAGAAGAGTCTTTCTTTTTGCCATCTTTCTTGCGATCAGCGTCAATCTCTGCCTGTGTAGGTTTGCGATATGCTTCGTTCCGGCGGCTCTTCTGGAAATCTTTGTATGCCTTTCGTCGCTCGGCATCTTTCTTTTTCTCAGCAGGAGTCATCTGCGATACGGGTTTCTTTGCTTCCTCTACAGAATCCTCGTTTGCTTTCTTCATAAGGTCAGAAAGTTTCTTCAGAGTATCACGATCTTTTGGCTTGATGGCAGCATTCTTTCTTTTGTTGCGAATGTCAGACAGTGACTTTCCATAGGCAGCCGTGCTTTCACGCATGACATAACCACCTTGCACCTTGAAACCACCTTTCTTGAGGATCATTTGCATTCGGTCACGAACGTCTGTGTCTGCATTCTTAAAGAGCATGTTCAACCCTTTACCTGCTTTGTCTTGTACGGAAACTGCGGAGTTCTTACCGATCTCACGCACGTAGGCTGCCGCTTTCTCAAACTCTCTCTTGTCTGGTCCACCATGCTTCTTCGCATAGTCTGAGAGTTCTTTTGATACCTTGAAGAAATCAATTGCTTCGTCGAACTGCTCGACTTCTTCTTTAATATACAGTTGTTGTTTAGAATCCCATGTGTATTTTGATTTGTCGAACCCTTTTAGTTTTTTAGCGCTTTGATATTCAACGCTGGAAAGTTTATCGACTTTAAGCAATCTATTTTCGTCAAGTTCTGTGAACTCCTTGATGCCGTTCTTCTTTCTCCATGCCATAACTGTGGCAGCATCATTAACTTCGTCTGCGTATTTCCCTGCCTTTTTTCCATTAGGATTTGCTTTCATTGCATCACGTGCATCTTTACTAATGTACTTTAAAGAATCATACGGTAAGTTCCAGAACCTATCGTTTTCAATACGAGCACCGTTTCTTGGACGACCATCACCCATTTTCCACTTTGTTTTCTCATCGAGTTCGACTGATTCTTTAACGAAGTCAGCGCCGTGTGTAGCCATATCGCCTTGAGCGAGAGAGAACTTGCCTTGTCTGTTATAGATCGTGTACTTCATACCGCCAGGATTCTCTGTGTTGACGCAATTGATCTTCTCAAGATTATACTTGGCAGACTTACTCTTGGACTTGACTTGTAGAGTAACCTTATTATCTCTACGTATGCCAGAGCCGAAGGACACACTAACCTTATCACCTTTCTTAAGTGAGTCAAACATTTTTTGATCCATTGCACCTTCGTTCATCGTACCCTCTATTGTCCAAATTGCTTTGCTGGTTCCTTCGGTAGACTTATCTACCTTAACTTTTTTACCCATAAATTTTAAAAGATCTAATGTTTTTTTAAAATTACCCTGCTCAATATGCTTGTTCGCCATTATCTTGGCGGCAGGTTTAACGTCTCCTTGACGTAATTTTAATGCTGATTCTTTAAACGTTTTCATAGATACTATTTATACTATTATTTATTTCGTTTTCGAAACGTTATGGTGTCTTTCACATCAAACTTGACAGAGTTCATCTTGTCTTCTTTGCGAGTAGGCTTAGGAGGAAGACCTCTGTTTTTACGAACTGCCCGAGCAAGCCTTGCTTTGTCTAGCATTCTATCAAACTTGATCTTGTCGCTTTCCTTCTCTTTATCAATTTTCATCTGAGTATTAGCAACTTGATCTTCGTTCTTTTCACCAGGAGTGGTCTTCTTAGCAGACTTAGTAGACTCTGGAGTACCCCATTCAGGTTGCTCTTTGTACCATCCATCTGTCTTTTGAACTGATTCTAGCCACTGCCGAGAGATCCTGCCTTCATCTAATGCTACAATAACATAGTTGGTGCCCAGTCTGTGGACATAACCTTCTTTCTGTGAAGATGTTATGATAACACGATCACCCTCATTAAACAGATCACCGTTGACGTACTTCTCGCGAGTCTTGCTTACTGATTTGAGTTCAACGTGATTTCTGAACTGAGTAGTCTCTTTCAGCCCCATGCCCACACGAATATCATTGAACAATTTCTTAGCATCTTTGTTTGATACATTCGCGGGTACGCCTTGGGCAAATGTAGTAAAATCATTTGCATTAGCATTGGCACGTTGCTTAGAGGCAGACATACCTTCAACACCTTCAGCATCAGGATCACGATCACCCGCAGAAACGACACTGATCTTTTCAAAGTTATAGAAACCGTGTCTTGCTTTCTCACCGTTGTACTTGTTCAGCAGTGCATTGAACTCGGCGATTCTATCTGAACCAACAACCATGGTGACTCTATTAAATCCTTGATCGTACAATGACACTGCAATCTCAAACACATTTCTAATTTTCTTATTCAGAATAACATTTCGCCCATACTTGGGAAACATCTTTCTCACATGCTTGATTTTTTGATCGTATGATAAAGGATTTTTCTTTGGATCACTTGATTGGGATAGATAAATCTTATAAGGATTTCTACCTGCTTTGGTGGCTAGGGCTTGCATTAACTTGCCGTGACCTATTGTTGGAGGATTCATGCGACCAAAGGTAAAATAAACCTCTCGCGTTTCCTCTACAAGATACTGTTTAAAACTTAAAGACACAACTTACTCACTTTTGTCCATTACTTGATTTAGAAACCCTTCGCTCTTTCTCAGTCTTACGAACTACTGGCAAAATCTTACGAGCGATTTTTGCAATCTTAGGCTTCATCTTATCTAGTCGTTTCTCTATACTTGCTCGCCGAGCCGCAGGCACTTCTTCTTTGCCTGCACCTTTGGTGAGTTTTTTGAACATTTGCATACGTGCTTGTTTTTGTGCACGTTTTTGAAGGCGAGCATTGTCCGCCGGCTTCTTAGCGGCTCTTCGTCTACCCATAGCGATCTTGGCTTTGTTCTTTTTCATCACACGACCGCGAGCGCGGCGTTGGGAAAAGGTTAATGCTTCATCTTGAGTGGTGTCGTGAATTTCGCCGCATGTTTTACAGGTCTTTTCGCCACAGTCGCAAGAACAGGAGGACTCTCCGATGCGACCACGATGCCGCTTGTGCGCGGCATACTTTACTATTTCGTCTTCGCCTGGCTTATAGTCCACGACGATAAAATCTTTGAAAGATAATGGCTTTGCCATTCTTATCCCCTCGTTGGTTTATCCCATCCCTTAACAATATCGGGTGAAAAGTTGTTATATGAAAATTCCATACGATCAACAAGTTTCACTGCGTCACCACTCAACTTATCAATTGCAACATAACCTTCGGCACCTGTTACTTTATAACCTTTTCTGGTCTTAACAAAAGTGTCAACACTTTGCAATTGGTTAAGTTTATTTATAAGTTTCATTTTTGCAATTACAATTAATTTTTGCAATTCAAACATTTTTACTAGATTATCAGTATTTTCGGGGGAGAAAAACGTCAAAAGAGCATCAAGTTTGGCTTGTTGTACTCCCTTTCCCTTTGCTGTTTTTCTTGCATCTATTTCTTTCTTATACTTCTTGGTGATCCACGCAACTAATTTTTTGGCATGTGCTTTGCTGTTGCCTGGCATTTGTCCTGCTCGGACGAAGGTGTTGTTGAACTGTTCAATGTGTTGTGCGAGGGTTTGGTTTCCTTCCAATGCTCGTAATGTCGTCCCGCTAATAGTATTGAATAGAACTCCAATTTGTGATAGAGTTTTTTGAACATCTGCGGTCTCTCTTTTAGTCATGGTAGCGTTAGTGACATCACGAAGGAATGCATCTTGTGACCATACAGCCGATGACTTGTTCAGTGCCGATACATTTACACCAAATGATCCACTCATAGATTCAAAGTCTTTGCCTGTATATGTTGTGTGCCATACAATACCCATCTTTGCCTTTTTAATAGCGGCTGCCTGTTCTACGGGTACAGCGTAGACAATCGTGTTCGGATGAAAAATAACATATTGTTTGCCGTCAATCTTTTTTGTCTTGAGTTCAGACGCATCAAACAAAAAGTCACCTTGAATAACACCTTTGATGCCAAGTGCGGGTAGGTGTTTGAGAGCAAGTTTTAATTTCTTATTAAGATCGCCGCTGGTGTCATCGTCTATGTCAGCATCAGTCTTATAGACTTTCGGGTTCTTATTGAAGATACCTTTCTTTGCAACAAAGAACTTACCATCACGAGGATCTGTGCCAGCAAACACCGCGGGTGCACCGTCCCACTTGACGGACACAGAACCGCCCGAACCACCGAGCATGTCACGCATATCACGCAGTGCAAAGATTGCTTGACGTGTACCGTTGACACCACCATAGAGAACCTTATCCTCAATATGGGTCATGTGGGTGTTCTTTTGTTCTGTTAATGTGTCTGCAAATGATAACATTATCGTGTCACCACCTTTACGTTTTTGTTTATTCGTGTGGCACTGACTGCCAACACACGAAGCCCGGGACGAATCTTGGAGCCTTTTCTGCTGGAGTCGTTTCTAATAAGAAAGAATATGTCACTCTTGCCTTTCAAATCACTCATCTTGTCAATGATCTTGGTTACTTTTACCTCAAGTATATCACCATCTGAGGTCATTTGAAAGTCTGAACTGCGAAATGTTCTTACAACAACAAAGCCTGAACCAAGAAGATCACTACCAAATACCACGGCTTGTTTTTCTTTATTGTTTGCTTTGATGCCGAGGTTAGGTGTCATCTTGAACACTGAACCCGCTTTCTTGATTTCTACTTCACCGTTGGCTTCTAACTTGTCAACAATGTTCTTTGCAACAGGTGCCCAGTAACTATCAGCAGACTCCCACATCTCGGCGTTGTCTTTCTTGATAGAGATAGGAATCTTTGTACCACCCTTGATAACTAACCGAACGTCGGCTTTCTTTCTGTTGGTGGTATCGCGACCAACTTCTTCAACATCAATGACATTCTCGTAGACATAAGACTTTCGTCCATCTGTGATCTTTACAGTCATAGGACCAGACTTGGTAAACATCTTGATATTATCAATCATGGTGTCTTCGTTGTCAAGACCCGCAGACTTCTTACCTTGCTTGGACGCTGGACGTGCTTTAATGGTGTATGAATCCACAACAACAGCACCAACAGAAGATGATCCTTTGTCGGGATCGTATTTGGCGTCTGGTATCTTAGAAGCAATGTTCTCTAATACTTTAACACGATTTTCATCAGTCAATACAGAGATAGTTCTACCAGAATCTCTTTTCAAACTGTTATAACCTAATTTCTTAAGTTGAGCCTCAATATCATCAAGTGTCATCGTGGACTCCAAAAACTGTCTAAAAGAAATAGCCATATATATTTTCTTAGTGTAAGATTAATATGTTTATTTATATGATAGAATACTTAAACCATCCAGTGGCGATCCACTTTTCTTCCTTGAGATCTGGTGCGGCTCTATGCACATGACTGTAACTTGCGGGCCAGTAAACGAGAGTACCGGCGGTGGGTTTGACACTTTCAAAATATTTGAAGTCTGTTTTTCCTCCTTGTTCTACCGTGTTTAGATAAATCATCCATACCATAAATCTCTGTGCGTATCCTTTACCCGAACCTTGTTCTGTGTGCCAGTCACAGAATCCACCGCCGGGATAAGAAACCTGAATTTTGTATTCCTCTGCACGAGTGTAATCAACCAGATTTTTATGCGGATGGTATTCGCTCTTGTTATTGGAAATACATTGCTGAAGACATCGTACTGCGGGTTGAAGTGAGCCAAAAGCATCAGCAAAAATGCTGATATCTTTTCTTTTTTCAGACTCTACTTTTCTTATGGTGTTGTAGTAGGGATTAGTGGGTTGATCAGAGGCATCAGGTAGTTTTGCTTTGCTCAGTTTTATGATTTCGTTACATTCGTTAAGACTGAGTGCATTTGGAAATACTTCTATAAAATCTCTTGCCATCTAGTGCCACCGGTAAAACTTATGCAGACCTATTCGTCCAACTGGCACCATGCCACGATCAGAAGTCCAGTTAGGAGATACGTAGGTGGCATGATAGTGTGTTGCGCCTTCACTGATACCACGGAAGCCATCTCGTTGAACCATTTCAGCAATTATCTGAGCATCGTCCCAAGCATCGTCTTCAATAGGTTCATCCGACATACCGTCACAGTACCAGGAGAAATGACACATGCTCCGGACAGGAACAACATTGCCTTTCCAGTTAACTCGTGTCTTTGCTTGATGAACAACCCCACAGATGGTGTCAGGGAAATGCTTAGAGTTTACCCGATTAATAACAACATCAGCCACAGCAACCCTACCAGCGAAATTATCACTGCGAGACTCGTGATAGATGTTAAGAGCCAGACATTCTCGTTCACTTGCTTGGAGACTCGCAAGTTCTCTTCCATATTCTTCTGCAACTCGGGTTTCGGCACTGCCGAATTCGGCAGCCTCTGGTTCGGGTGCTTCCTGCTCGCTTTGCGCGATCGGTTCAATTTCTGTTTTAACACTTTGTTCTTTATCGTCATTTGTTACCCATAAAACGGTGAATAAAAGCAATGCACTAATTGTTATAATTGGGATACTCTGATTCATCTTCTTCCCTCAACGTTCGGATTCTTTCAATGATCTGCGCTTTCTCATCATTGTCATAATACATCCAATTGTTTATCTCTATCAAAAACCGATGACAGCCCACGCACACTTGACCCCAAGTAGGGTCAAGAATACAAACGCCAATGCATGGCGATGCTACGTTTTCAGGTGTCGGCATATGATTTAGATACCATTAGTCGGTGAGTGAGTAATGAGAATTCCAAGGCATAAAAATAATATTTGCCTGGTGAAATTACCACAGACAAACTAGGAAGGAAATGAAACTCATCTCCTAATTCCCACATGTTTTCAAAATCTACTTTCATAGAACTCTCCTTTAATATATTATTTATCGGACTAATGGCTTTACCATTATCTTATCTTTTGGAGCAGGATGTACCCAGCGACCATTGATATAACCACGAATGATTCTGTCGGCTTGCTTGAGTATCGCCTTGACATTGCGATCTTTGGTAATGTAACCAATGATCTCATCTAACTTACGCAAGGCGTCATCAGGCTCCGTGAACTCATACTTAGCAGTTCGTCCATCCCTAGAAACGATCACTTCATATTTCTGAAGAGACTGGCAAGACTCTTCAAACTGAATGAAGTCTTCAATGATTTCATTACATTCTTCTATCGGAACTTTAGAGACTCTTTTCAGGAGAGTCTCGTCCAAGATAACCCGGCGGTACTTCGCCGGGATTTCATCATGAGATTTATAGTCCATTACGCTGCCTCCGCTAACTCTAGAGCGAGGTTGGTCGCTTTGAGTTTCTTCGCTTGATTAGCACCGAACCATGCTGAAGTCATTCGTGAGTCAGCACTTCGACCCAACTTGTGGTCAGTGATAAAGGTCACTGAGTTAAGGGCGTTCCACCATGTACCCATCGCCATTTCAGCACCGGGCTGTGTTTCTAGAACATCAAAGGCAGCCTTAGCCGTAGTTGACAAACCAGCATACTCGGTTACTTCTTTCTTAGCCGTGTTTGCCGCAGGAAAAACGTTGTTATAGAAAGTGATCAGGTCACTGACAGACGCTTTCTTGCTCGCCATGAATCGTGCCGCTTCTTTATACTGAGCAAACTTTTCATGTGCAAGGCCCATCTGATCCTTCACAAGGTCAGCGTTGAACTCACGTCGGTGATTTAATTTCACCTCGTTGTTTGTAGTACCGTTCAATGACATCGTAAGGGTGTTGTTACAAACGACACGAGTAGGAGTCATCCGAACGTTCAGCGACTTGCCATACTGATGCGGGTTAGAGAACAACATGAAATTGTCAACACGATCTTCGCCAAGAACATCAAAAGATTCTTTGATCTTCGCAAGAACCCAGACAATCTGACCGTTCTTGAGTGAACCCGCGGTGTGCATTTCCATGTCACCCGCCAGACAGAACTCGTTGAAGAAGTCAAACGCTTCAGAGTTTTGCACAGGCTCCCAGTTAGAACCGACAGCAGGAGCAAGGACGGTATTATCGCTTTCACGCAACAGTGTCTCCATACCAGTCTCAATCGTATCACCATCAAAGGTGACAAACGACTTGCGCTTAGTAACTGACCAATCAAGACCAGCCTGTTTTTGCATTTGACGAGGTGTCAGATCTGCCGCAACTTTAGTGCCGAGACCGTGCCATGGAACTTGACCCGCATATGCCATTGTTTCTACTTCGTGACTCATAATATAAACCTTTCTTCATTAATTGAAAACATATTATACCACATATGTTATGTTGTGTCAACACTTTTTTTAAAAAAGATTGAAAAAAAAAAATGGTCAGGATACGTCACTTAGGAATCATTACCAATATGCGAAAACATATACCTGACCCAAAAAACTAGATAATACTCGTTTCAAGCAAGGTGATGATCACCTCGATCTGTTTCTTTGCCAACTTAAGAGAAACCTCAGTCTGAAGTGGTGAATCGGTCTCGATTGCTTCAACCAGATTTTGAAGGACTACCCGAGTCGCCGCTAGTTCGCCACGAGCATCAACCATTTTAAAGAAAAAATCATCAGACATAGTAGAACATCTCCTCACGCTTAAAGAACTCACGGATCTCAGCCGTACTCATACCAACACGGGCACACGCTTCCATCGCTTCCTGACGGTCGCTTGGATAATCTTCACAGATCGTCAACAGAAACTCGCCAATCTCGCCCTTACAATACCACGGTGTTGCTTCACTCATCTTAAACTCCTCTAATTATCATAAACAAACTAACTGCAACCACACACGTCACCGCGGGGATCATGATTGCCATCGCCATGGCTTCAACAAAAATTCCAAACAATTCTCTCATTACGCAACCTCCGCATATGCATCATCATCAAGGTACACTCTAAGGCTGTGTACCACGCCCATTTCTTCAAGAGCATTTACATACTCTAACAGATTACCAACATCACCAGTCTCAAGGAACTCACCGGTGTTTGTATCTACTAATGTACCCATGTCGATCTCTCATTGATTAAAAACATATTATGACAGGTATTGAGGTGTTTGTAAAGCATTATTTGAACTTTTTTTAGACTATTTGGTTATAAGCATATAACTAAAAAGAATTAAAAAATTGGAAACGTTTTCAAAAACGACGAACTAATATTGCCATCAATATACTTTTCGTTAATAAACTTAAAGTTTAGTTCGGCATTTCCTAGTTGAACATGAGATGTTTTTGGTGTTAAATTAGTTGTTCTCACCTTACATCTGTTAATCGCTTCTTCTACCTTATCGATAATATCGGTGTCATTAAGGTTACAAGATATAAGATATATCAATCTGCCCTTTGTAGACCACCCAGCAAGAACAAACTCTTGGTCCGAATCTCTTAGTTTTTTCAACTTGGTGACATTATTAGTAGATGTCCAAGCCGCTTTACCAGACAAAGGTGTGGCAGTTTCACACTTAATTTCTACTGGTCTTCCATTGTTGAAAGCATCACATCCATGAATAGAATCTAGTGATTGAGTATAACCCAATATCTCGGTAACTATCTTCTCTTTAAGTTCACCAGATGCATAGTTCTCCAGCACATCCCTCACAAAAGGATATATTGTATCATCGATTGTTTCGCCCTTAGCGTATGCGACATAACTTTTTATCGTATCTTCATTCATAGCACACCTCTTTTCTTGTTTACCTGACTATTATACCAGGTAAGAGGTGTTTCGTCAACATCTTTTTTAGACTATTTTGTTATATGCTTAGAACTATTCGTTATATAGGAGACTCGTTCCCCATCGTCAACCGACCCAGATTCAAGGCATTTGCCGCACTTGGAGCCGATCACATCAATGAGAAACGAGTTTTCTGCAAGCATAGATTCAGTGATCTTGTTGCAGATACAGAGGTACATTACAGCCCAGCGGCTTCTAATGTCATTTTCACGACACCTGCTTCAATCAACT